AAATCATTTTTACCATGTTTCATAAATCAAACTGGGTAAAAAGGAGGTACTACTAATTTACTTTTCCATGGAATCGGCGAGAGCCAAAATGAGAACACCGACGATGAAAGCCATCACGGCGTAATTACATTCAGTTTCTTCGAGACCTACCTTTTCGGTCTCGGGTTTTTCCACGACGGCTACTTCTTGGCGCCGAACGGGTGGTTCAAGCTCCTCGAGGGGACAATAACCTATCATTATTATACTTTACTTAGAGATTAATTTCAGTCTTCTTCTTCCTACGAGTCCTCTTTGGCTTGGAGGCATCAACATTCACTTCCTTGACTTCACCTCCTGTGGACTCCCCAGAGATTGACACGATGTCTGACACGTCGTCATCATCTATGGCCGGTTGGGAGGTCGCGGCAGCCATTGAGGTGTTCATTGGCGGTGGGGGTGGCATCATAATACCACCCATCAAACTTGAAATGTCAACACCTGGTCCTTGCATTTCGTATTGCCCTGTGCCCCCAACTGGAGCATCTACCGCTGGTTGATCAGGGGATCGAGTTGTGTTCTGAACCGCTGCCATCATATTCTTCACGAGGTCTGGATTTTGTTTAATGACATCGTTCATATTTGGGAGAGCCGACTTGAACATACTGTTTGTCAAGTGGAACATCATCGCAGAACCACCAAGCATCATGATGAGCTTGATTTCTGGTGCAACGCTGACCTTGGAGCGGTACTTCACATACAACTCTTCAAAGACGCCGTCGTAGTCGTCTACATTTTCCATCACGGATTCAGACCAACCTTCGAGTTGGATCTCGAATGGGTTGTACCTCTTATTGAGGAATTCTAAGCCTGTAACACAGGCGATCAACATACGCCTTGAAAATCGAATCGACTGCTCGACATCGATGCTGTATGTAATTCTCTTGACCTCTGATCTCAATTCGTCAATGTTTGAATAGGCGTTGAGACGCTTATTCACATTGAAACCTTTCTTTTCTAGGCGAGCCAACTTATTGAGAAGATCCGTCTTCTCTTCGTCGATAGAGGTGTATCCCTTGGAAGGTCTTTCACTTTCTTCATCTCCTCCACCACCCATTGGTTCGTCGTCATCGAAAAACATTGGTTCATCTTCACCGTAGTCAACTTCTTCGTCTTGTTGTGTTTGTACAGGGGCTGATTGTTTATTTGGATTCACAAACGCATCCATAGCTTCTTGATGTTGAGGTTGTGGTCTGTGTCTTTTTGGGTCGACTGGTCTGCGTACAGGCTGAGGACGGGATGTTGAAATTTCAATTTCATCCATCAGGGCCTGCTCGTCAGCGTCAAGTTTCATAACACTCGTACCACCTCGGTCAATGACTATTTCTTCGTCCATCTACTCTCTATAAGGAAACTATTAAATTACCTTTAACGCACTTTAGAAAAAATATATGTATACTATAAATGTTCAAGTTCAACCGAGCTGACCGTAATGCTATCATGCTAATCCTTGTTCTCATGGCGATCATCCTCGTCCTCACCGCTACCAGAAGCAACTACCAACCCAGACCAATTGCCGTTTCGGCCAAGAGCGAAGCCTCCATCTTCGACCTCGAACACAAGTTGGAATGTGCCCCTGGTCAATCCAAAGAAGGCAGCCCATACACCAAGAGCTTGACTCCAGGTGGTATCTGTGGTGCCCAAAAGCTCGTCAAGGATTATGCGAGCTACGGTATCGAGGAAGGAATCGGTGGATCTTTAATCTAAGCTAATATAAATGGCGTTGATCACTTCACCCACTGAGACTATCCCCGATCTCAACTATGAATATCACACTATCACTATAGATTCAATTGGTCAAGATAGCGCCAATACTTTTACTTGCTACCTTGAACAACCCCTTCGGAATGTTGTCCAGGCTAGACTTTTGGCGGCGCACATTCACTCAAATGTAACCACTGAGCACTGCTACGTATCCATTGAAGAGTTGGACTCTAACTTTTCCGATCGTGCATCAAACACCCTTGGTGGTCAGTCATCTATGACCATTCTTCGCAATTCTTTTGCGAGTCTTGTAACTGATGACAGTTCGCATACCGCTGGTGATTCTCTCATTGTTTTTAAGGATGATTATCCAATCGTCGCACAGTATATCGACCCAATTAACCGTATAGATCGTTTTAGAGTTACAATCCGGGATCAAGACGGTAATACCATTAAAAATCCAATCGTTTCCGCTAATAACTTTTTAGTTCTTCGTTTTGTGTGTAGAAAACCAAACTTGTAATTTTCTTATATTAAAGTAGTATACAATGTCTTCGGGTATTGTGCAATTGGTATGTATTGGTGCTCAGGATGAACATATTGTTGGTGATCCCGAGATATCATTCTTCAACTCGACATTTAAGAGACATTCAAATTTTTCGCAATCCATTGAAAAACAAACTATACATGGGCATGTGAAAAATAACTCTCTTTCGACCATTCGTATAGAACGAAGTGGTGATCTATTGGGATACACATATTTCACAATCGATAACGGCGCTCAAGCCATGGACAACTCAAACTGGGAAAGTCTTATTGAAAGTGTGCAACTCGTAATTGGTGGACAAGTCATCGACGAACAAGATTCTACCTTTTGCGAAAACATTGCGGTCGATATGTTGGCCCAAAATGTCACGAAGAGTTCAAATGGACCACACCCAGGGGGTAGCACTTCGAGCTCTTTTTTCTACCCACTTCGTTTCTTCTTTTGTGAAGGTGCGCAGTCGGCGATTCCATTAGTTACTCTTCAGTACCACGACGTGGAGTTGAGAATTCGTTGGGGATCTAACGCCGGTAATTATAACTGGGAATGTTACTCAAATTATTACTATCTTGATAATGAAGAACGTGGTAATATTGCTTCAAGAACACACAATATGTTGATCTACCAAGTACAAAAGAATATAGGTTCAAATGATCACATACAAAATCTCAATTTTAACCATCCAGTAAAATTTATTGCGAGTGCGAATAATAGTGGTAGTAGCCCACTTGCATCGGAAACGAACAGAATCAAATTGAGTGTGAATGGCGTCGATCTTTCAAATTATAAATGGGCAAGACCAAATTTCTTGGATGTTTCTCACTATTATCACACAAATTACGTGACATCTCCAGATATATTTATGCACTCATTTTGCCTAACAACAAGTCTTCATCAACCAACTGGTTCGTTGAATTTTAGTCGCATAGAAAATGCAAAGATTCACAGTGAAACTGAAGTATTGAATGATACAATTTACGCCGTAAACTACAATATCCTCAGACTAGAAAATGGTATGGCGGGTCTTGTATACGCAAATTAAAATCAGGGATTATATAAATGGTGAAAACCACTGGTGTGACCCAACCTACAGACAAGGTGCGTCTTGGTAGGTTCACAGAGTGTGATCAACCACATAACTCAATAGTATTGAATGCATCGAATGCAAAGATTGACAACATTGAACATAGTGGATTTTACGTGACACCAATTAGGAATGCAAATTGCTCAAATTTACTCGCGTACAATTCCACTACAAAAGAAATTATCGACGTCGGTGGTCAAAAATTGAAGATTTCTTCATTGGAAGTAGAAAACCTCGATGTTGTGAATTCAAATACGGTTCATAATTACTATATAGATAATCCCGTTTTCGACATCGCGAGGGGAAACACCCACAACTTGGAAGATGTTGGTATAGTCATGCACAGAAGTGGTGGAAATGTTGACATAAAGTTCTCTGAAAAGGATAATCATCTCTCATTGAACAAGGATTTATCCGTAGATGGAACTGTCAAAGCCAAAATATTTGAAGGTGACGCAGGTCTTCTCTCAAATGTTCAATTTAATTTTGAAATCGGAGATACTTTTGAAAATTTGAATGTTACAAAAGAATTACGGGCCGATGGGGGTCTTCTTTCAAACATCTCTATTCAACAATTAAAGGATTTGGATGGTGCATCCCTCAATCTATCTGCGGCATATGTCGATGGTCCAATTCAATCTAAGAAGACTATCATGTCTCACACGAGTGTGATCGCACCCACATTCAAAGGTGACGGGACACAGTTGGAGGGGGTGGCGCTCGAGAAGGATCTTCAAGAAAGTTTCGGAAGAATAGAAAAAATTGAAAAAGTTTTACCAACTATAAAAGTTTTAGAAACAAGTGTTCAAAAAATTCCAAACATTGAACCATTGGAAGAAAGAATTACTTTAGTTGAAAATACTTTGACCAACTTCAATCCAAATGATAGTAGAATTGAATCACTTGAAAAATATAATTCATATGTTCATGAAAAAATTCAAAAGATTCAAAACATTGAAAAAGATTTAAAAACTTTGAAACCAACTATTCCGGACATTTCTGAAATAACCCAAAATGTTACCAATATTAAAAATGAAATTCCAAAAATACCAGAACTTGAAGAAAAGTTTAAAAACTTTGAAAAAGTTTTTCCAAAAATTAAAAGTATTGAAAATTCGATTTTTTCAGTGAATGATAAACTTGTAAAAATTCCAAACTTGGATCAAAGACTCGGTAAGATCGAGTCAAGCACCGTGAAGACAGAAGACTTTAAATCTGTGAAAAAGATTGTTGATGATTTAAACACAAACATTCCAAAACGTATGAACACCGCCATTAAAAATGCATCGGATCACTTGGAAAATCTCGACAAACAGATACTTCGTTTTGGCCCTCTCGAATCTCTCGTATCAAATATTCATGATGCAGAAGAGAATATCCTTGTCATTAAGGAGGGGTTACCAAAACTTGACGAACGCATCACAGAACTTGAAGAATATGTACCTCCGCCACCAACCCTTCAAAGTGTGACTTCGTGTGAAAGCAATACGGTGTGTACAGTGACATTTGAAAATCCAGAACTTTCACTCACAACATTTGGTAATATTGGTATAGGTACAGACAAAGCCTCTTCTAGATTAACTATTAAGAATGACCCAGATATAACATCTGTGATTGGTGAAGTTGATGCAATTAAATTGAATGATCTCGCACAAATAAATGCATACACAAAGGCTAATAATGGTTTGAGTACAGGTAAAGCTGGTGGTCTTGTATTTAAAACAAAGAGACCCAAGGGAATACTTGAACCTAGTATGACTATAGATGGGAATGGTTCTGTTACAATAGGAGGAGTCGTTCCAAGTCCATCTGCTATACTCACCCTCAACTCAACAACGCGCGGATTATTGTTGCCACGTATGACGACCGAACAAATTGATAATATTAAAAACCCCGAACCAGGTCTTATGGTTTATGACACCGATAAGGATACATTTGTCGGATATAGAAAGACTGGTTGGACCGAACTTTGCTAAAATAAAATGACTTATTATATAAATGGTGAAGAACCTAAACACTATTGAAAGATCCGAAAGGATCAGAATAGGTAAATACACACCAGATGAACAGGCGATAAATTCCATCATCATTAACGCCTCTTCAGACCTACTCGACGCAAATGTGAGTGGGTTTCATGTGTCACCTATTCGGAAAGATTCAAGTGTTTTGTCAAACACACTAGTATATAATACAGTGACTAAAGAAATTGTAGATTCTGGTGAAAATGCCAATAAATCTTTAGAAGATGTGACAGCCATAGGTAATACCACACCATATACCATAGAGTTTCAAAATACGACCACGAGTTTCGTTACATATGGTTCCGTGGGCATTGCAAACACCACACCCGTCCACACACTTGACATTGGTTCAAATGTTTCCATTGATGACACCGGTTCGAATGTGATGGATGTTACGGGTAATATTTTTGTATCAGATACCCTATTTGTGGTTGGTAACTTGGAAGTTTTGGGAGACACAACACTTACAACTCAACAAAATTTACTCATTGATGATTCAATTGTAGAACTTGGTAAAAACAACTACGAATCAGATGCGGGTTTTGATTTGGGTTTTGTGATGACACGTTCTAGTGCGGTATCTAATGTGGGTGTGGGTTACAGAGAAGCTCAAGATGAGTTTTTCATTGGGTACACGGATAATAATGCATACGAGCATTACTTGACACCAAATAGCGACAATAATGTGAAAGTGCACGTATATGGTTCTATCGTGACAGACGCAAATGTCGGTGTCGCTAACACTTCACCTACACACACCCTTGACGTTGGTTCAAACTTGTACGTTGACGACACTGCGTCAAATGTTTTGGTTGTCCATGGAGATACAAAAATTGATGAAAAACTTTTTGTCAATAATGTTTCAGTTTCAAATGTTTTGGATGTTTCCGGAAATTTAAATGCCTTGTCAGAATTGAATGTTACAGGTAATTTGTATGCATCATCAAATTTGGATGTAGCTGGAATCATATACGCCTCCTCAAATGTGGATGTATCCAAGGAGCTCAATGTCTCCGGAAATGTATACGCATCGTCAAATGTAGATGTTTCTGGGGAACTTAGTGTGAGTGGTAATGTATACGCGTCCTCAAATGTCGATGTATCTAAGGAACTTAACGTGAGTGGGAATGTGTATGCCTCCTCAAACGTGGATGTGTCTGGGGAACTTAACGTGAGTGGTAACGTGTACGCCTCCTCTAATGTAGATGTATCTAAGGAGCTCAATGTCACAGGTAACGTGTACGCGTCGTCAAATGTGGATGTATCTGGGGAATTTAATGTGAGTGGAAATGTGTACGCATCCTCGAATGTGGATGTGTCCCAACAATTGAATGTTACGGGCGACGTCAATGCTTCTTCAAATGTAAATGTTACAAAAGACTTGAATGTAACAAGAAATATCTTCGCGTCCTCCAATGTTGTCGTATCTAGGGACTTGGCGGTTGTTCGTGATATTTATGCATCAAATATTACCGCAAATAAAAAACTCACAGTGACTGAAGACATTGATGCGTTATCGAATGTAAATGTTACAAAGGATCTCAACGTCACTGGGAATGTATTTGCAAATTCGAATGTTAGTGTGACAAAAGATTTGGATATTTTGGGAAATGTTTATGCTTCAAACAATTTGAATGTATCTAAAAATATAATTGTCACGGGGAATGTCCTCGCAAATTCAAATATTGTCGTTTCAAATGAAGCTGTCATAAAAGGTGATCTTTACAC